TCCCCTCCAGCGGGTCTGATTACCCGTTCCACAGGTGGGCGTGTCACAACATCTGGTCAGCTAATGGCAGCAATGGAACGTGCTGGAAAGAAAGATGTCCAGAGCACTAAGCCTCTGCTACAATCCACTGATACCGCAGTTGCTAAAGCCCTTGAAATTGCCAACCAACACATCTGAGGTTTGTCATGGTTTCGACCTATACCACTAACAAAAACATCCAGAAGCCGGGCAATGGTGATTACGTTGACACATGGAACGTGCCAGTAAACGCGGATTTTACCATTATTGACACCGCGTTCGGAGCCAACATCAGCTTCAATGCCACGGCAGGATCGCAAACCCTGACTTCTGGCGCGTCTGACACCTACAGCTACATTCCCCTGTTTTTTAAAATTACAGGGGCCATTACCGCTTCGGTTGTTTATACCATCCCATCTGGGGTTGGTGGGCAGTGGATTGTCTATAATACAACCACGGATGCCTCCGGTGGGCCTAACACCATTACGTTTGCATCAGGGGGCGGCGGCGCATCGGTTGTTGTTCCGCGCCTTACGGTGTCCAGCATTATTTCTGACGGCACAAACGTCTATTTCGTGTCATCGGGGGCAAGCGGTGGAGCATTAGTCCCGACCGGCGGTGGGACCAACAAGGTGTTTTACCCTAACGATCAGACGGTAACAGACAGTTACACCATGTCTTCGTCCCAAAATTATGGCACGTTTGGCCCTGTTTCCATTAACACAGGTGCAACTGTTACCGTCCCTGCTGGAACAACTTGGTCGGTTGTATAGTTTTAAGCTCTCTTTTATGCGGCGTGTAGCAAAGGCCGTAATGCTCTTTGCAGAACGACCGTTTATGGATAGGACCACCACAGAACAAATAATCCTTGGCGCGTATTCCGCTGACAGAGTATTTGCATGTGTTCAAGGTTAACTCCATTACCGATATAGGCTCCCCTGTGTATTTTGGCACAGGCTCTTCTATAACCACAACGGGCTTGGGCGGCGGCTCGGGTTTAACCATCTTCAGCACCTGATTGTTGACTTTAATCGGAGGCAATTTGGTTGATGGTAACGTGTTAGCGTTTTTCTTGGCCCTTGTGGGGTCGTATGCACGTTTAAAGGTAATACCTCTGCGGCGCATACGGGAGATTTTACCCAATATGGCACTGCGGGTTGTTTTTAGCGCAACAGCAATTTGATAGCCACTATAATTTTTATCCCATAGGTCAATAATTAGCTGTTCAGCCTCACTGGTCCAAAGTTCTGTTATTTTTGGCATCTTTGATATTCTCCTGCAGCAATTCTTCTATTGTTTCAAGCACTTGCTCATGCTTCTGTTGTTCAGCTATTCTCTCAGCCACATATATTGTCAGGCTTTCTTTGGTAACTTCACGCGCTAGTTGTAACGCGCCAGACAGAATGTCAGTGCTTTCCTGATCCAGTTCTACCCCCATGTCAGCAATATTTAGACTATCCTTCATAAGTTGCATCCACTTTACGGCATTATTAATGACAATATCCCGTGTCATCCGTGTTTCTCATTTACCGCCTTATCCAAGTCATCAGCAAGTTTGCGTAATCTTACGGCAAGTGCATTTGCGTGTTTGATTTCAGTTTCATCAGTTCCAGAGCGGAAATAGTTGTTTTTTATAAAGTCATGAATTACTTCTTCATAAGTGAAGTGATAATCTAAACCATCCATTTGATACTCACCCAAGGGAAGTGATACATATATTTTGGTTATGTCTTTAGGTTTTGTTTTTTTATCATAGTTAATACTTACAGACGCATAAATTGGTTCTTTGCTGGCAATTTTACATGCTTGAACAAAAAACTTTCTTAGCACCTTTTCCATGTCAATCATTGCATCAAGGTTCCATTCGTAAAACCCAATTTGTCCGCCGTCTGAATGTTTTTTAACAGCCATGTTCCACCTATTTGGTTGGGATGCCCGTGCCTAGACCACCCAGACACGGGCTGTTAATTATCTAGGGTCGGTCAGATTGACAGGGGTAGCTGATGGCATTTGTGGGTTAGACGGGGCTAGATTACGCGCCATCGCCCGAATATCATCTTCCATAGCAACATCAACGCTGTCACGCCGTCCGGCAAACTGGCCAGCGAAGGCAAGATAGTTAATGCCGTCAATGTAGTTGTCACTCTTAGTCCGCTCGGTCTGCATCCGTGCCAATTTGACAGCATGTAGCATAATGGCGCAGTCGTAGGTGGAGATATGTTTGCCCAAGATTGTTGATGTGATGATGCTAATTCGTTCAAAGCAATCATCTACTGGACCGTATGATTGGCCCTTTTCTTTCAACATACCCACGGCGTTGTTCAACAGTTCTATATGATTCATCATGGTCATCCTTTTCTATATCCAAAAATTCTTGGGCTTTGCCAATATGGCTCGTATTCAGTATCACTTCACCTCTGTCAGTCCAGAGGGTCTCTCCGTTCATAGTCTTCTGCCTATATAGCAGACGACCCATTATAAACTCATTGCCTTGTAGTTCATCACAAAACTCCTCACATGAATTAGAATGATGTTCTATGGTTAATTGGTGAACCAAGAACCCTTGTGCGCTTGGCATATTCATCGTCAGCAGAAAGCGCATTTGTTACTCCGATATTTTTCTAAATGATACAAGGTTAATTGGACATGCGTAAAACCTTTCAAGCTTTTTTGTGTTAGACGCAATCACTTCCCTAATAACCCACTTATCTCTTGTGTGACTGGGGATAATAATAGCATGTGTCATATCATTGCTTACCACTATGTATGCTTCAACCGTCCCCCAATTCCGTTCTACAGTATTTACATTTGAAACAAAAACATCATTGTATGGACAGTCTAAGCGGTTAGTAAAATTTAACTTTTTCCAGTGTTTTACTTCAAGTTTTAATTTTCCTTTTTCTTCGTCGGTTATAAACAAATCACCGTCATCAAGGTAATCCGCTGGGTTTTCTCCCCTAGGGCATATTCTCGTAGCAGGGACATAAACTGATCTGCCTTGGCTATATGCGTCACCCCGATGAACCCATTCAGCAACCCGAAAGACAGCAGCGCGGGATGAATTAAGGTTATCAACAAACTTATCATACTGCATCACTGTCTCTCCGAACGACTGTGCCATCCAGCTTTTTCTTCCATTTGGAAAATTTTCCGGCTGGCAACGGGCTTTTAGACTGCTTCAGGCCAAGGTGGGATTGCTTCCGGCGTTTAGCCTTGGCAGCCATTGAATGGTCCTGTTTAGTCTTCTCTGTGGCACAGCCCTTACAGGTTAGCCGGATGTTATCGTCGGTGTCGGAACCACCCATTTCTAAAGCACGGACATGTTCAAAGATAAATTTGCCTGTTGTCAGCTTAATGCTGCATTCCATGCACTTACCTTTTTCACGCTCCCATATGCCCAGCTTACGCTTGGCAGATAGGTTTCCGCGTTTGGTAGTTCCGACATCTTCAATCATCAGAGTTTCATTTCGGCTCGTCTGGTTGCTTCATGGGATTGCCATTCATGGAATTGCATACGGATAAATTCCATCTGCACCTTTAGACGCGCAGCAGTGGTCCGCGCATCTACCATTGTCCGAATATACTCATGCCATTCGTCAGATGCCTTGACCGTCATTTCTGCACGGCTCACAGGCATGTCACCTAAGTCAGCCATGCGCTTGGCAAGGATGGACGTTTTGGTTTCTTCCAGCATGTTCGCCGCAGAATCCGCATCTACCCATCTTTTGGCGACAATACGGAACTTCTCAGAAATCATAAGGTCTTGGTCTGTCATGTCACACCTCAGAAAGGAATGTCCGAATCATCAGGCACGTCACGGGCTGGGGCTTGCTTAGGCAGCTCCCTTGGCGCGTTCTTTCTTTGGAAAGTTTGGCCAAAATATTTTGTCCCGTCTTTGGTGCTGTTAAGATAAGCGGATTGCCAATACTCCACCCCATCAATCATCACCGACCCTTTATAATCCGCGTGTTTCTCTTCTTCTTTTTTGTCGTTGCGCCACAGGGAGCCTGTGTTGTTCTTCATTTCGTAAGCCATTATTTCACTCCATATGTTTTGTTAAGTTCATCAATCTTGGCATCCAGTTCGGCAAGGAAGGTTGTAACCTCCTTGGTTATCTCCTGAATATATGCTTCGTCCCGTGGCACACGCGCCATGAACAGTTGCATGTGTTCGGGAAGCCGTGGGTCATACGACACAAAGTCGCACCACTTTCGGCCTGTGCAAGCCATCTGCCATTGCATCTGGGTATTGTATTTGCTTGGCACGTTAGAACCAAGCAGGGTGTCAATGTGGGTAGCTGAGATGGGGCATTTGATCTCCACCAGCCCGTCATCACCGACAAGGCCATCAGGGCTTGCCCCAGTCATTGTAAGGGTTGAGTGGGGGACAAAGCCCACCTCTGTTACAAGCACCCCCGCTGCCGCTTCATAGGCAGACCTAGCTTGTGGTTCGGTGGCTGTCCCCCACTCCATTGCAGCGTTCTTATAGAAGTCCCCCCGACTTCCAGTCAGACGCTCGCAAATCAGTTCCGCCATATAGTTGGCGCGTGAAGTGCTATAACCTGTTTTGGTTTTAGCAACTACGTCAGCAACCCGTGAGGCGGTAACTTTGCCAAGACGGGCGGCGAACCATTCGTCAGTTTGCTGTTCCATGATATTTTTCCATTTTATCAATATTGGGTTTAATGGCATCCATAACTTGATGCCCAATGAGCATAATTTTATCCAAGGCGGCTTGCTGGGATATTTCCCCTAATTCAGCGGCAAGCCCTGCTTGGGCAATGCGCTGATAGCCCGAAACAAGCTGGACCATCATCGCAAGGTTCCGTAAGTCTGCTACGGTCGGCTCTCCTTCCATGTCACTCACCTTTCTTAGCACTGGCGTTTTTCTTCAGGGCGGTAAGTTGCTCAGGAGAGAATGACTTTCGGGTATCCTCTGGCAAGCTGTTCCACCAGTCTGTCAAAGCCTGTGTGCCTTGGGTGGCCGCTTTCATGCCGTCAGCCAGAGCAACCCCGACAGCAAACGCCGCGTCAGCAGTCTTTGGCGGGACAGCCTTGAGCGGTGTGCGCTTGACCGAATCAACAGCGGCATTGCCGTCATCATCTTCTGTGGCAAGCGACAAGATGCTCATGATGGAATAACGCCGTGCATAGGTAATAGCCGAGCCAATGCCGTGCGCGTCACTCTTAGCGGCTGGCATGAACAGGCTTGAAGAGATGTATTGGCCGGACGAATGCAGAAGCATGGTCTGGACCTCAACGCCACCGTCAACCGTCTTGGGAAGCTGAACCAGTGAAAGACCGTGCTTTGCCATAGGTTCACGGATAACACCGCGCACAGCGGCAAGATCAGCGTATTTGGACTTGAAGTAAGGGTTTTCTGCTGCTTTGGCGGCGTCAAGGATTTCACCTTGTGCCTTGGAAAGTGCGGTTGCCAATTCGGCGATGTCGTCGGACATATTCATGATGTATCTCCATATTTATTAAATCCCCCGTTTGCTGGGGTGAATTGAATATGGGTTAAGCGGCTGAGATAGTCAAGTCGGTTCTTGACAAATAAAAAAAGAAATTTATATTGGCCTCATGAGACATAACCGCACACCAGTCTTTTACGACATTTTCGCCGCTTATGGCAACGCCACCAAGACCGCCAAGGCTCTGGGGGTAACTAAGCAGTGTGTAGCTGCTTGGAAGGCCGTTCCATTAAAGCACCTTGCCAAGATTGCTGAAGACACAGGGATACCCCGTGAGAAACTAAGGCCAGACTTGTATGGCTAGAAAAGAGTGGGCCACACCCGAATATGTTCTGAAGTGCTTTCGGAAGGGGTGTGACACGTTCATGATTGCAAAACTGCTTAATAGGTCAGAGGCACTCATTCTGAACCTTTTAATAAAGGCCAAAGAGAATGAGCGGAAAAACGCTGGAACTGTCACTGGGGTTTCCCCCGTCCGTAAATAGGCTCTGGCGCGTTAGTAAGTCTGGGGGAATGTATCGGTCCCCTAAGTATGCTGAGTGGCGCAAGGTGACCTTATGGGAGGTGGCAGCACAAGCCCGCGCCAAGAAGATCAAAGGGGAATACAAACTTACGGTCCATATGGTTAAGCCGGATAAGCGGCACAGGGATTTGGACAATGCTATTAAAGCCCTGAGTGACATTCTGGAAAGCAGTGGTGTTATTGAAAACGACAAACTATGTCAGCACTTAGAAATGAAGTGGGTCAAAGACGGGCCACCGTGCCGTGTCATAATACAGGAGATGAACAATGAAGAATATGAAGAAGCCAAAAGCTGAATTGTTTCGGTTAGACAAGAACGTATGGAATGGCCTTACTTTTGAAACCATTATTGAAACGACAACTTCTATGAAGGAGCTTGACCTATTTCACCCGCCAACTAATAATTTTGATGTAGAATGCCCTGTTGAAGCAATGTCTGTTTATATTGAAGGCGGCCTTCATCCAAGTGATCTTAAATTAATTGACCAGATTATTTGTCATTACGATTTGACAGGTGTTCCGCATGAAAATCATTTTGACATAACATTTACAACTCAGGGTAGGTATTTAAGGATGAACCATATTAACTACCCACAGTATTTTAAAGACGATGTTTCAAGTGGCATGTATAGTAATTTTTATATTTTCATTGTTCATGCGTTGATTGCAGTTTTAGCCTCAAGGAATATTGAAAAAAAACCTAGGGTTAATGATGCGAGAGCTAAAAATCATAAGGAAAGAGAGGATAGTAAGAAATATAACATAACAACTACTATTAAGGTCGGCACAATTACAGAATATATTGGCGGCAGCGGCAATGTCACAGGACGCACTGTGCGCCCCCATTTGCGGCGGGGCCACATCAAAACCGTGCGTGTTGGAG